GGAAGAACTGCGACTTGGCGAGCAGCGCAGCCTTGCCACCAGCGCGCCCCTTGTAGACATCCGTGACCAGACCAAGCGGGAGCGCGCCGCCGTCGTGGTTGCGAAGCAGCACGGGATTCTTGAGGAAGTTGTCGAGCGACCAGCCCTTGACGCTGATAACGTCGCCCATGCGGTCCGGCGTCTCGTCGCTCGCCACGTGCTCGACCGTGCGCGCCTCGTGGTCCGCGCTCTTGCGGCTCGTGTTGGCGCGGAAGCGGACGTGCTCGGCGTCAGCCTTGATTGCCCAAACGTCCTCGGGCTTGACCGATGCAAGCTCCTCGTCCGTGGCGATGCCGGCCCAGATCTTCTTGGCGATGCCGTCAAACTTGCTCATGGCTAGTCGTCCTCGTAGACAGGTGCCGTCGTGCAGCGGCACTGAATGACCTCGTCGGCGGGCCCGTTCGGATCTTGCGGATAGGCGAGACCGTTCTTGAACCGCCCGCCTATCGGCGCGACATCTCCGTCAAGCGCGACGTGAGACTCACGCACTGCGCCGTCGCCTTGCGTAATCCACCGCAGCTTCGTGACACCGTCCGACTTGAACTGCTCAAAGCGCGCCGACTTCGCAGCCTGCCCAGCCTCGGTTCGAGCAATGACCTGTGCGCGCGCGTCACGGTTCGCAAACACGCCGCGCAAAGACTCTTCCAACTCGGGCAACCGCTCGCGCACGGCAGCTTGCAAGTCCGCGATCGAACTAGCCTTGCTCAGTTCCTCCGTCAGCGCGTTGCGGACCCGCTCGGCTAGCGTGGACGTGACGCCTTCAACGAGCTTGACTTGCTGCGTCGCCATCGCCTGCACGATGCGCGGGTCGCCGATGCCGATCGAGATAGAGCCGATCTCTTCCGCCGCTTGCGTTAACGCCATCGACGTAACGCGCTCAATCGGAGCGTCGAACAGCGCCGACATCTTCGCTTCCCACTCGTTGCGATTAAGAAGAAGAACCTCGACCTGACGCCGAACCTCTTCCTCGGACAGTTGCTTGCGCTCCCATCCGTCAAAGCCCTTGCTCGCATCGCGCGCGAACGCACGGACGCGGGACAGTTGCGCCTCGCTGTAGCGCTTCAAGAACGTCCGGGCCGCGCGGAACACCAGCGCTTCGCCGGGTTCGTGTACGCGCTTCTCGACTGCTTGCCAGTACTTGACGCGCGCCTCACGGGTCGAGAGGTCGGGAGCGGCGGATTAGGGACTTAGTCTCATCCGTAGCCGGCGCGGCGTCAACGAGCTCGAGCGCATTGGCGCTGCCAATGATGTCGTTTGCTTGTTCCGCGCTCAAGCCGAGCAAGGTTTGAAGCAAAGCCAACGCAGAGTCGCGCGGGATCAAACCCTCGGTGACCTGGACAACGATGTCGATAGCCGCCTGCATCTGCGCTCCGTTGAGCAACTGGCTTTGCACGCCTTCGCCAACAACAGCGTCCGTGCTCGGGTCGCCGGGCGTCGCGCCTTCAGTCGGCGTCGTCCCGTCCGTAAGCGGATCGCCCGCGTCGGAATGCACCTTATCCCCACCATCAACCATCGCGTCAACGCCATGCAACGCGAGCGCGGAGTTGAACGGAATCTGGACCAGCGTCGAAGTCCGCGCGGCAGCCTCAATCTTCAACGTCTGCTCAACTTGTAGCGCAGGCACGTGGCTTGTGTCGAAGTACGCACGGCACTTGCGGTAACGCGGGTCGGCGAGGCGCGGGAAGAATCGCTCGTTCAGCACCGACTCAAAGCCAGACAAGTACGTCAGCACGCCATTAGGCCCGACCCACATTGCGCGGGTCGCCTCGGCATACATTGAATAGTTCGCGTCCTCGAAGATCCCGACGCACGGACCCGGCACGCCGACAAGACCAAGCGCAGCCTCGCGCACCCAGCGGAGTAGATTTCCGAACTCCATATCCTTAGGCGCGAGCGTGTTCGGCGTGAACGTCGCCTCGCCTCCGAGCACCATGTAACGCCCACGGTTGTCGGGATTTGACTGAAAGCCGTCGATTTCAGCCTGCGAGCGGCGAATCTCCTCGGCAGCCGTCTGCGTAGGCACGCTGATGACGCCCCCCGGCTCGCCACCGTTCGCGGCCAGCGCGTGTAGGTAGCGATTGACCTGGAACTTGACGCCAAGCATCCGCTCCAACACTTGAGCGACACCGACACCACGAAACAGACGGTATGGGTCCGCATCGACGAACGGCAGAAATGCGTGCGCGTCCCATCGTTGCTGTTTGCCTTTTGCCGCACTCCAGCGCCAGTGCGTAGGCAAACCCGAGTCGGATGACTCGTCGAATCCATCAACGCTACGGCCGCTCATCGGAATGATCTGCGACGGCGTCTCAATGTACGTACCGCGCAGGCCGACGGGCTTACCGTTCACGTCCGCGAGCGCCCAAAAATGCTCGCCGCACGACACGCGATCAAGCACGCTACGGTAAATCGTCTCGCCCGCCGTCATCGCGACATTGGGCGCGACCGTCAGCAACCGCACGAGCGGGTCATCGTCGCTCAGTGCGTCGTCGGCCTCGATGTCGTCACTTGCGTAAATCCTGAGCGGTACAGACCGAACCGCAGTCGCCTTTGTGTTAGACGCCGCGTACAGGTACTCATCCTCGACAAGCGGCTTCGTGAGCGATTCTTCTCCGCCCAGCTTGAGCCGCGCAGAGTAGATGTTCCCCCAGTCGGCAAGCCCCTTGGCAACACCGCTTTGAAGCGGGTATAGAGACAGACCGCCGGCTCCTGTAAACGGATGACGTTCGCGCAACCCGCGCATGATAGAACGTTCTTGCGCGATTGCTTTGATCGGAGGCTATTTTCGTGAAGCGTAAACCTGGTCGCCCCAAGTCCGCCGCAGACAAGCGACGCGACTCGTTCGTCATGCTTCGGCTCAGCCGCGTTGAGCTTGAGTCGCTCTACAACGAAGCCGCCCGCGCAGGCAAGCCGCTAGCTAGGTTTGCCCGCGAGGTTCTAACTAGCCATGACCGAACTGCCTCGCCGCGCGGCGGACCGCAGCGCGCTTGATCGGCGTCGATAATCCGATCGCGTCAAGGAACACGTTCAAGTCCCGCCGACCATCGTGCGTGATTCCGATTATCTCCAAGTTTTCAATGTTTTTCTTGACTCGGACGACGTAGCCGCGCGACTCCAAAAGCTCAAGTGTCCCAGCATCAATGTTGATATCGAGGCTGCGCTCGTCCGCCTCGCGCAACAAGTAAAGCGGCGCAAACACTTGCCAGCTTTCGTAGGTGGGAACGATGGGCATTGCTACATCCTGAAAACGCTAGCACCCTTGGGCTTAGCGAAAGCCAACACGTCCGCGTCCGCGTGGTCAGGCGAGCGACCGAGCCGTTTTCGCACGTCGTCCTTAGGCTGAATCAATAGATCCGCCGACGGGTCGTAACGATACGTGTGCGCGGTCAGCTCTTGCCAGCTCAAAGCGTAGCTTTTCGGTAGGCACAGCTTGCGTTGTCGCGTCAACTCGCGGAACACCCAGTAAAGCTCCGCGCGCCGGTTCTTGAGCTTGGTCTCGCCGATGATGCTTGCCCACGCACCCGTAGGCGCGCCGCCGAAGTCCACCACGTCGAGCCCACATCCCTCGCGCCGCGCCTTATCGATGATGCCCGCAGCTACCGGCGCACCGTCGATATGCACGTTGTACCACGGAATCTCGCGCCCAATCTCGTCGCTCCACTTGCGACGCAGCGCCTTGAGCCGCTCCCAACTACCTAACGTGTCCTGACCGTGCCACTCGTCCGCGCATACCTTGACCGAGTCGAGCCACAGCGCGGCCACGTTCTTGTCGTCGCCCTTCCACGCCGAGTCGAAGCCGATATGCGGGCCACGCTTCAGGTTCTCCTCGCACGGCTCGCACGCAGCCTCGAGCATCGCGTACGTAATCACCGCGCCGCTCAAGTCGCCCGACGCGAACTGGCCGAGCACCATCGGCTTATAAAGCGGTTCGTCGGGCCGGTACAGTTTGGCTAGCTCGTCGCCGCGTGCGAGCCATCGCGGAGTCGTGAACTCCTCGTCGCACGTGTGCGGGTCAGCCTCGTTCAGTGACGAGATCTTGATCCGCCAAAACATCGACCCCGGCGCGTGCATACGACACGACTCGTGCGGGTCGTTCGCCTCGCGCGTCGGGTTGCCCATTGCCAGCACGTACACGTTCTCGCCGAGCATCGAGCCTTTGGCCGCGTCGAAGATCAGCTGGTCAATGCCAAAGCACTCGTCGAACACGAGGAGCAGACGCTTTGTGCTCGACTTGCGCCCAACGTCGAACGCCGCGCGCTCGATCGCGTCGGCAATATGCACCGCTCCACCGCCCGTCTCGTCGATGTCATCCGGCGGCTCCACGCCGGCATGGAAGCCTTGGAACCGCGCCGAGTCGTTCGTGCTGAAGCCGATGGCATACCAGTCAGGGCCAACCTTCAACGTCGTATTGCGACACTCGCCCCTTAGCGCCTGCTGACTGCGCGCGAAGATCCGGTTCACGCGCGACCATAAGCCGGTCTCGACCTGACGCCCGCCGGCCGCAGTTGAGATGACGTTGCACGGGCCAAGCTGCGTGAACGCGACGATTAGCGCGCCGCCGATCTCGGTCTTGCCACCTTTGCGGCTTGAGCGCACTGCGACGAAGCGCTTCTCGAACAAACGCTGCACGATCGCGCTTTGACCGCGCCACATCTTGACCTTCAGCACGTCGCGCACGAACTCCCACTCGCGCCCGTGGAACCTCGAATAGTCCCCGCCCCGACGCGCCGCGATAAGCGCCTCGATCTGAGTTTGCAGAATGTCGATCCGCTGCCCGGTGCTGCGTTCTTTGTACGCCACCGCGCTAGTCGTCGTTCCCGCGCGGCTGATAAGGCAGCACGTCGCACGACATGAACTCGCGCACGGCTTCTTCCATCATCCGCAGCTTCTCGATCACGTCCATAGCTTCGGGCGCACCGAGGAGCCGCTCAAACACGACGCGAGCCGCCGACACGTCGCCCTGTTTCGCGTGCTCGACCATCGCCCTCATAACGTCGGCAGCGTCCTCGGGCGAGACGGCGTTGAACACCGCAGCGCGGTATGCGCTGACCTTGTTTCCGTGACCGCGCCCCGGGCCGGGCTTGCCGCCCTTCGCGAATCGTCCGCCCTGGTCTCGCAAATCCTCTCGATCGTCAATCATGCTCCCCCCTCATCTTCATGATCGCCCTACGAAGAAACCCAACTACCGCGCCGCCTTCGTCATCGTCTCGGGGCGGGCCTACCCAGATGGCCGGCTTTCCATCGACAACGCAAGGCGTGATCTGCCCGCCGTGCTTCGTGACCGCACGCGCAGCCATACGCGCCTCTTGGTTCTCAGCCATCCAGCTACGCACGCCGGCGGCGTCGATCGCGCCTTTACCACACGGACAGTTCAATTCTTCCCCCTCCCATGCGGCGCGCGCACCTTACGGATCGGACCGCTAAGCGAGAACTGACCATTGTAATAGCTCCGGTCGTAGTAGTACCTCATGCGCGGCGTCGCCTCGTGGACCTCCCCGCGCGGCCCCTGGCGTAGCTCAAGAATACTGCCCCCGACGTGGTAGCTCAGCCGCTTCTTGCGACCGAACGTGTCGAGGTCTTTGACGCAGCCGGCCTGGAGGCTCCAAATGCCGCGTATGTTCGCGAACTCCAGCTTATGCCAGTGGCCGAAGATGACCACGCCCGGCTTCTCGCCCGGCTGGAAGCTCTCGACAACCTTCTGCGGCGCGTAGCTCAGCGCGTACGCCGATCCGCCGCCGGGATGCTGAAGCATCAGCTTGGAAGTCTCGCCCGTGCGCGCGTGCTCAAGCGTGAAGAACGACTCAACATAGCCGCAGTATGCAAGGTCGTTGCGCCCCTCTTCGATGGCAAGCCGCTCGAGGTCCCCCCCGATGTCGCCGCCGTCGCTCTGGTTGTACCAGCCCTCATGATCGTCGCCCGCCACGTAAAGCGTCGTCATGCCCTTGCGCTGCGGGTAGCGCTCGACCATGTAGCGCAACTGATTCTGCCGCCCGTGCGCCTCGTCCTGCAACTCATGGCGGTTGAATGATTTTTCGCCGTCGATCCAGTTCCCGCCGTGCAATACGTGCGTGATGCCCTCTGCGGCGAACCAATCGTAGAGCGCCTCGCACACATCGAGCCGCTCGTGCTTTGACCCTAAATGCGTATCGCTGATGACGCCGAACCGATACGCGCCGCTTGCATCAGATTTGATGCGGTGCCGCTTAGCCGAGAACGGCACTTGCGGCGTGACCTTTGGAACCGCGTACCGCTCGCCGTAGCGCGCAATGGGATGACCGAACTTGATCGCAAGGCGGATCGAGTCAAGCGCGGTTCCGACCGTGCATCCGTAATGATGCGCGATCTCGTCTATCGTCATCTCGCGCTTTCGCAGCAAAGCTCGAATCGAGTCGAAGGATGGCTTGCATCGAATCTCCATCTCTCGAGCTACGTTACGTTTGCCTTGTTTCACGCGGTCTCCAGTTGCGATGATCTTTTAGGTGCCGCCAGTATGAGGTTCCGTTAGGTAGTTTGACTCCGAATGTGTCGATGAGGTAGTCGCGTATTTGCCTACAGCTCGCGTTCGACTTGCCCTCGTTCGACAGCTTGACAATTAACGCCTCAGCCTTGACTGCTTCCGGTGGCATACGACACGACCAGCAATCGGTCCCGCCCGTTGTCGGTTGAGTTTTAAGCGCCCATTTTCGCACCAATGCAGGGCTTGCCTTTTTGGACTTCATGAAACGATCTTTGCGACGATCGTGAACGCGACGTATGCGAAGCCGGCGCAGAGCCCGGCAAACGTCGAGTAAATCGCAAGCTCGGTGAAGTTGAGGAGCGCACGCATGTAGGGATTCATTGCTGCTTTCAGTGTGAGGTCTAACGCTCAACAATATCAAGCGCTTGGCTAAGCCGCTGGCCATACTCCTCAATCACAACCCGTTCCTTCACAGCAGCTTCGACCCTTGCGACATAGCGCGCGCACAGCTCGCGCAGCGCGTCATCCTTGCGAGGCAGCCCGAACGGTCGCGACTGGTACTCGATCCGGCCATCGTCAGTCAAGTTTGCGATCCACTTCATGCGCGTATTGAGAAGGCCAATTCCCGCATAATCCATCAAATACTTTGACTTTTTGTGCGCAGCGGATCAGCCTGCGTGAGCTAGACCTGGCTCGGAAGTTAGCCGTTTGGTCGGTAATTAAGGAGGTTGTTAGGAAGATGATGACCATCTGGGGTCCCTGTTCCAAGTGCGGCGAGTACTTCAACGCAAGCAAGTTCTCGCCGAACCGCCCGTGCATGAAGTGCGTTCGGAAACGACGGATTCGGAACTACTCGGCAAAGCAGCGGGCTGTCATGCCGAAGGGCTCGTCTAGCAAATGCTTGCAGTGCCTTCGGACGCTGCCGGTTGAGCACTTTCACGTTCGGTCATGGTCGGGACATGCTGGTCAGTTTCAGCTCTACACGCGCTGCGACGAGTGCGTGCAGGCCAAGGACTCGGCGCGCTACTACCGGGTCACGGTCGAGCGCGTGCAAAACGAGAGCGACGACGAATCGGACGTGAGGTGGGATTCGACGGTGCGCCGCATCTGGAAGATGTACGTTTTGAACCGCCGCGTCACGGAACTGCGCCGGCGGGGGCTAGGCCGATCGCGAGCGGCTCAGGTGCTACTTTCCCGGGTTGCTGCGCTGCGGATTGAGCTTCGGATTGACGTGCCCGGCGAGAACGGTGCGACGCGCGACGTGGTGCTGGCGGGCTGGAACGGTCTGTAGCCTCACAGAATCGCCCAGGATCGACTTTGGCGCAGAACGTGGCCACGCCCCCCTGATGGTGCGGGACTACCTTGCGGCGACCCTGCGCGGCTTCCCCGTGCGATGGACGATTCAGCGCTGGAACTCGTCCAAAACCCACCATGTCCTACCTTTCCAGTTCAGGAAGTGTAAGGTGGGAGCCGTAAACCGTTGTCCTGCCGATGGTTAGCTCTGAACGTCCTACCTTCCCACCATTTCCGGTATCCCCCCATATGGGGAAAGGGCCTCCCCTTATCCCCTCTCGCTATACGCGTTCTGAAAAGGTAGGAAAGGTAGGTATAGGGGTATAAGGGGAGACGGGACAAGAACTTACGACGCCCACCATACACTTCCTAAACTGGGACAAGGTGGGAAGGTGGGATGCCTGCCCGCCCGGACGGCCAGCAATCTTGCGGCGCGCTTAGGGATTG